ACAGGTAGTATAACACCCACACAGGCTTTAGGGTATTCTAAAATAATATATCAAACGCAAGGTGATATAACACCCACTACTACAATGTTGGCTGTTGACGAAGGCGCTTATACAACTGCTTTATCATCGGGTGGTATAGGTGAATTATGGTTTGCACCAAGAGTAAACGGCACAGGAGAAAATTGGTTTAAAGCAACAGAATATCAAGAAAAGTTTATTTATCAAAGTAAACTAGCAATAGATACTACGGGTAATGGTTCAGCAGACGCTTGGTTTTTAATAGGAGTAAAATACTTGAACTATACTTACAAAAGAACAGGTGCAAGCGAATATACAATAGATGGACAAACCGGCAGACTCTTTGTTAAATTAGCAGATATAGATACAGACTATAAACATCTTTGGTTGCTTTGGTCTGACATGAGAAATAACGGTTTGGCTAACGCTGACGCATCCACTAGAAAACAAGAGTTTGGATTACAATTCCCTATATCTGATAACTATGAGTTTGATTTATTTTACATAGACCAAGTTAATGAAAACGGAGAAATAGATAAGTTTGCTTCGTTGAAAGCAGGAGACGATTTGAGAATATGGAATCTTGATGCTACTACCGACCCTTGTAGTAAAGGCGCATATTCAAAACCTGTCGATTATTCTAATTCACAACTATGCACGATAGAAAGAGTAAGCACTACTACTACACTAAGAGTAACAGATAACAGTCATGGTTTGTCTAACGATGACTATGTATACATATACAACAGTCTAGCACATGACGGTCATTACAAGATTAGTAACGTACAAACAAACACATTTGATATTACAGGTGCTTGGACTACCGGAAGTACGGCAGACGCAGGTAAAGTATTCCCTAACGCTAATAGCGGTACTACTATAAGTCCTAGAGTATATTATGCACCCGTTACAGGCTCACATAAAGATTTATCCACATATCAAGATTGGGAAGATAAAGCAGGTTCGTTTTTAGTTATAGACTCTTCACCTTTCTTTAACCTTAATACTCATGCTAATGGTGGCAAAACAGGACAGAAAGCGGGTGGTAACACAGACTTAACAGACTATGTAGCAACCGTTGAAGGTAAGCCCGCCCTTATAGATAACTATTGGGCTGATGCTACCGCTACTTATCAAACTTTTGATAATGATTTGTTACAACATCCTAATCAAGATAAATTAATCTCTGACGCACAACTCTCTCCTTATGGTTTTACAAAAGGCGATATAGGTATAACTGTTAATGATGCTACTAAGTTTGACGATTCGGGTATAGGCATATTGAAAGTAGTATACGACCAAAATAATAATGAAGATGACACCGTTGAATACTTTTTTACTTGGGAAAATAAATTAGAAACCGAATACAATAATAGTGGTGCTAATAATACACCTTCTTATGTTACCTTTGAAAATATACCTTGTGTGAAAATAATTAACGCAGATGAAACGCATTACGCTAGTGGGCTTAGAGCAGGTATGATGTTAAAAAGAACAGATGGTACAAGTGGGGCAATTACTACTCACACTATAATAAGAGTAGGTGATGAAACAGGCTCTAATGAAGAGGGTAGTAATAGTGATACTACATTATTAATTAGTAGGAATAATGGTGATGTAAATAGCACACAAACTGTTACTTGGGCTACGGGTGATACTTATACAGTACCCGTACAACTAGGAAGAACAAGAGTTATTAGTGCTGATATTTTTACAGGGGATGTATCTTGGAAAGGAAAAAGTTTAGAAGAAAGAGAAGAAGATATATTAAATGCTTTTAGTATTGATATATACAATTGGAGTAGTTTAGGTATTCCTGTCTCTTATTCAACAGACCCTACTGATGAGGATGCGCCTTCGGCGTTTGAAGTTCATGCTACTATTACATCTTCTTTTATGCTAAGACTAATGATGCACGTAAATGGTTTTTATGAAAGTTTAAACGGTGGTACTTTTTGGACTAGCGATAAAATGCGCTTCCTTTGGAACGCTTCTATTATGGACACTTGGTTGCCTTCTGCTAAAGTAGGGTGCATCTTTGATATAAACAATGTTCCTATTACATCTATGATGACTACATATAATGACACAAGTAGTAACGATTCTTATGGTTCTGTTGTTGATAGTAGGGGTAAGAGTTTAGGTAATATACTTAAACAACTTACATCCAAAACAGGACACGGAACAACAAACTCTATTCCTGTTTCTTTTTCTTATCTAGTAGGCAGGGATAATAGAATAGAAGTAAGACCTAAATACGATTCCGGCGTTTCTTTTAACCGTAATAATATGTTAATCTCACAAATGAGCGCACAAGTTTCCGGTCAAATTACTAATGTAAGAGTTTACTATAATAATTCCTCATCTTTTGTTGATTATCCGGCTACTAACTTGACTGATACTACAAGATGGAAGATATTAGAAAGACCAAAAATTACAAGTAGTAAAGAGGCTCTCATAGTAGCACAAAAACAATTTAACACGTATAAAAATACAGCATTAAAAATGGATGTTACCCCTCTTATGCCTAGTGGTGATGAAGATAAAATGATAGAAAGTGGTAGGTACGGTTATATATCAGACCCTTATATTGCTTTACGTGGTACTAACGACACAGTAGCCAACGTAGGCAATTGGACATATTTAGGTACAGGTGGCGTTTTGTTTCCGGGTATGGTAAATGCTTTAAACGGTAATATGAGTACAGATACAGACCCTATAAAAACAAGATATGGTATAAGCCAAGAAACGGGTTCGGGAGACATTACATGGAACAACAACTATTATTGGTACGGTAGTAATTCTATATCTCACGCACTACAAATAGTACACATACCTAATAATATACCGATGACTAACAGTAACGGACATTCACTACGAATATGGATTGATTTAAAATCACCACAAACAGGTAAAGATATTGATAACGCAGAGTTTACTGTTAACATAGCCGACTATAATTTTGAAAGTAATTTTACTCATTCTGCGACATCAGCAGGGGAAAATAATTCCACTACTAAAGACGTTAAACATAGTGGTTATTATGAGATAGACGTACCTGCATCATATCATACAGCACAAGGTAAAATAATTTTTTCATTCAATGCCGAATACTGTCGGGCTTTACTACGACATAGATGCGGAGACCCCGACGCAACAGCAACAGTAGCGGGTGTAGCAAACACGCCTATAATTTTACAAAGAGTAGCATTAAACCCAAACACTATATTCCCGTTGGGTAAAAAACAATATACTGAAATGGGTGGTGGATTCCGTAATCAAAGATTGAATTGGTATGCACCAAGAATACAGATATGTAGGGATTTATCTTATATCCCTGCTAGTTATGTAAGCGTTACAGATTTAGGATTTGAAATGAACAACGAAACTATGGTTATACAACAGGTTGAGTGGGGTGCATCGACAGGTATTGATACCTTAAAACTAACTTTAGAGAGAGACGAAGCATTGTCGTCAAATAAACTAAAAGACTTTTTACTAGATAGTGATAATGACGGTCTGCAATCCGGTGTTGGTGTAGGTGGTGGTGTAATTAACCCACCAATAAGCGATAGACCTATAAGACCCGGCGATAACAAACCAAGCGAGGATTTAGACCCTACTCAAGACCAATCAACAGGAGACCCATTAGAAGATACAGGAGATGGTTATGACTCAGACCCCATAGTAACAGCAAACAAGATGAGTAAGGGTATGCACGGTATGATAAGAGGCAGAATGAATCTTCCTAAAGAAAGCATGGCGGGAGACGGTAAGTTCTCTATATTGGGTCAACAAAAACCTAGTATAGTTCCTTCTTCTATGAAAGCAATAGAGGGTATGGATGTGGACATTGTTGCTACAAGCGGCACAGCGTCTAAGACTGCTGACGGATATGTATTTGCAGGTAAAGGATTACAGGGCGGTGATTACAAAGTAGCATCTCAAGAAATATCTTTAGAGACTACTTTTGTTATGCCTAATGACATACTTAGTAACAGGATGAGTATAGACGCTACTGTAACACATTCGCCACTAGCACCATCGGGTAACAAAACTGCTGTGCTTTATGTTACTATATCAAACGAGCAAGCCAATGTAACTAAAACTAATACGGTAAAAATAAATACAGGTGTTAGTAATAAAGTTTTATACATTTTGCCGGAGATGGCCGTCAAAGGATTGAATAAAGCAGGTAATAAAATTAAGGTAAGAATAACTAGAAAACCCGGAACAGGTGATGATGACGCAGATGCTACTAGCGTGGTATTAAAGAATCTAAATGTTAAGATGCAAAGAGCCGCAATAAACACGTCATCTTCTGCGAGTAAGTTTACTATCGGTTAATATTTATCCCGCAAACTTAGAATCGCCTTTGCTCTTTTTCTCCCAATTCCTTTTACCTTCATAATATCTTTTTGTGTAGTTCTAGTCCGAAGTATTTTTGGTATACTACCAAACTCTTTTAGCAGACCTTCGGCCATTTCAGGAGTTATACCCTTTACTGTTGTGAGGATTGCTACACGTGGGTCTAGGTCTGCAATTTTTACTGCTTTCTCTAAGTGTGGTGAGTGTGTAGATAAGGACATACTTTTTTGTGTATGGTTGACAACAAGATACTCGGTGAAATCATCCATCGTGGTTACTTCCATATATTTTATTTTTGGAAATCTCTGATAAAATGTGGTTTTGAATTGTTGTATCACTTTTTTCATACGAGCCATTTCCATAGCCATTTGTTTTGCGTTAGGTCTACCGCCCGGAATGAAAGGCTTCAATTGCGTTCCGTACACCACTAACATAGGGTTCTCAAACTCTTCCTGCAAATCTCTTAACTGCGCTACAATAGTACGTGTGCGCCCGAACCCCATAATAGACCTATACAGGTCGTTTATTTCTTTAGCCTCTATACCACAAGTTTCTATGATATAATCTGCGGCTTGAAGCCTACATACTTTTACGTTATCTTTACCCATTCTCATCAATAACTTGTTAACTACTTTTGGGTTTTCTCTGTCATCCACTAAGAGCATAGTGATAACACAGTTAGATACTTATTTAAGGAGTTTCTTACCAACCTTGTTGACTATATACTTCTCCACCTATTTCTATTAAGTGAGAGTTACATTTACCGCAATACTTTTCTAGTGTAGTCTGTGTAGTCCATTCACCACCACACATATTACATACCTTTGCTTGTGCTATTGTTATTAATTCCATTGTCATCATATTATTACCTCTTTACTCCATCATGCGCCCAACATGGCCCTGCATCCGTACAGCACTTAGTCGGTACGTGTTCGTAGTCTATTACACTACCAATGTGGAATCTTGATGTATGTTCATTATAGTCTCTCCAATTTAGTTTAGAGATAAAATTAACTATTGTATCTATTGAGTCTCTTCTTTGCTCTTGCGTCAAAGTCGAGGGGTGTGCAAACCATCTTAGGTTTTCCGCTAAATGTTGCACTAATGCTATCCTATGTGTATGTTTAGGGTTTTCGTGGTTCATAGCCTTTTCTAAACACGGCGGTATAGGTATTAGACCCGCATTCCCAATCTTACCATCAAACTGTGTAACAGGTATAGGTACTTCTTTTCTAGGGTTATCAGCAATCCATTTTCGGATATTGAAACCATCATTAGGTCTCTGACCTCTAAACGGGTCTAAGTGTAATAGAGCCTCTTGTGGTCTATTAGGAATGTTATATTTTAATGGGCTTTTTATGAATGCTTCTGTATCTATATTTACAGACCATCTGCCTCTAGTGGGGTTGTAGGTGTCGGGTACACGGGTAAGTTTCTGAGGAAACCCTACACCATCTAGTGTCATCAATCCTTGAGCCATTAACCTTTGGTATCTATCTAAATGCTTAGAAATCATAGTACCCTTTACAGGTGTGTCGAAGAATTGGTGAACGTGAAATCCTCTGCCTGTAAAGACAGTTCTAACATCTCCATTGAGCCTAGCAATAAGCGTAGCAACATCTCTTTTTACATCTTCCAAATTACCACCTTCTAACATATCAAAATCCCACCATGCTCTATCCATAACTACTGATTCAATATCCATTTTCCAAGACTTTCTTTCATCCTTTCTTTCAAAAGAATACAGAGAAGTATAACACGATGCCTTACCATTTACTTTTTCGATATAAGTATCAAAGTCATTTCTACTTAGGCATTGGGTGCGGCGTAAGCCAATCTCTCTAGGAAAATCCAACGGCATTTTTTTCACTCCGTTTGTTGACTTCCACATTCGCAAGCCCATATAGTAATCTCTTCGGGTGCGTTGCCCGTCTGTCCGTTTACTCTCCAAATAACTTCTGAACCTTCCCAAAGGTCATCTGAACCACACGCAATACACTTCATACCAATCACAAGCCCCACTCCGTAATACCGTTTAATTCTGCCTCACAATTAAGTGAGTAGTCGCACCACATAGGACAGAAATAATCATTCCATTTCATAGGCCATTGGTGGGAAGTTAGTGAGTCAATAGTGTCATATAATGATTCCTCAAAGGAATTATAGGAACGGGATAAAAACGGCTCTAACAAAGCAAAGCCGCGCTCTGCACCTACCCACATGGTCTTGCCTCTCTTATCACCCTCTAGTAATAATTTATCATCTTCGTCATATTCATAGTCGGGTGTTACATACAGGAAATGTGTTACTTCTCCTTCATAACCTAATTTCTTTAGTAAACGTGTATAGTATACTAATTCCTTTCTAGTTCTACCTAGTTTAGACATAGACATATTACCTGTCTTTAACTCCACAAGTATTAAACCACCCGTCTTTTTGTCCCGTAGAACACCGTCTATCAGACCTACCCAAATTATTTCATGTCCTTCAAACACTTCATATACTTCGTGTTTTACTTCTACTTCCACAACATCAAACCCGCCTATATCATGCGCTATCTGATGTAGTAGAATATTTAATGAGTCAACACCCTCGTCGTCTGCTACTCCTTCTTCTCTAGCCGCTTCCATCAGCATATCTGAACCTTCTATTAAACCTCTCTCCATTACAGTATGTATTTTAGTTCCTCTTATCATCTGTTCTGTGGCAGGGGGTCTAGGTATATCGGCTATGTAATTCCAATAAAATTGTCTAGGACACATCTTATAACCCATAAAAGATGACTTACTTATTCTTAGTATATCACCGACCATAGGGTTGTAAGAAGAGTTTTCGGACTGTTCCGACGTAGCCTTCATAGTATCACTCTTCTTCATTAGTTAATCCGGCATCCCAATTCTCAAAGGTAGACTGTTTATTCCCAAAAACGTCTTTTCCACAGGAAGGGCAATCGTCGCTCTTTTCTACACCTTTGATATTAGGTCTTAATAACTCACCCTGACACTCAGCACAAACTATCCTTTCCATCTTACCTTCTTCTTCTAAATGGTTGTATACCATAGTCTGTAATCTAACTATATCAGCACCCATTATCTGAAATACTTGTGCTACCTCATTTCCAAACTCGGAAATAATTTTACTCAATTCTTCTTGCGTTACCTTCTTTTTACTCATATCTTTTTCACCACTGATTACGGTTATAAAGATTACTATACCCAAGATATTTTGGATAAACCGTTCTTAGCATTCTCTAAAGGTTGTGTGTCCCAACCTGCTAATACATAGTAAGGAGATATTTTATTTATGATAAATCTATCTACTAATACTTTAACCCCTATACTTTTGATACCTTCAATCTCTGAGGGGTCATCGAATGCTATATACTTTCCGTTTTCATCTAGTGTTACTAAGAAGAAAGACCCTGCTCTATATCCCTTACCTAGAAACTCATTAGCCCAAGCCGCACCTGCTGATGAGCCGGATAATACTTTGTATTTAGATAAGTCCCTATCTATCTTTCCTTTCATACACAAATCTTTCGCTTCTGTTTTACCCCCCATTACAGAGTTAATCAAATCTGATATACGCGATGTGGTAGCATCCTCAGTTTCACGGTTTAATATACCCGTAATAGTATCAAGCATAGCCTCTTTCATTACTTTAGGCATCCTACTTTGCTTCATCTCAATACCTTTAACGTAAATGTTCGGTGTATGATACTCCCCATCTGTCCAAGTTACTTTACCCGTATATCTATTCTTGGCTACCATGATTAATCTAGGACACCACTTTTCAAACTCGGCTTCCATCGGGGCTATTCTTTCGTTAATTAACGGCAGTAATTCTAAACCTTTTTCGGGTGTAGGTATTTGACAGAACACGGAGTCTGTATGACCGTAGATGACATTAAACCCTACTCTTTGAGCCTCAACCATTAACTCACCTAAAGACGCTCTTGAGGTGTGCGTTATAGCGGCGGCTATTTCAGGGTGATACATTCCATATCTAGCATCTCCACAGACACCATACATAGAAGCAACTAAAGTTTTAGCGGCAAACTGCATACAGTCCCACTTTCTTTTCTTATCATCATCCGAGACAAGCATTTTCATCTTAAAGATATTTCTTAAATCTGTCATCTTATCCATTTGTCTTACAAGTAATCCTTTTTTATCTTGAGAAAACTTAGTGCCGTTCCCGCAGTCCACTCCTTCGGGGTCTAAACTATCCCAACTGATATTATACTTAGCGGCGTTACTATGATACATAGCCTTTATATCTAGGATTCCTACATTATCATATACTCCTGCCTCTACATCTAGTATTTCAGCACCCTCATAATCAACCTTAGCGAACTGTGGTTGTGTAGGTATGCGTCTATTGAAATCAGAATCAGTTAGAACTAATTGTGTAAACATCTTAGTGATGAATGGTGTCGAGCGAATATCGCACTGAACAATGTGTTGTAGGGACGTATAGTAATCCAAAGCATTGACTGCCTCATCTAGTTTAGGTAATAGTCTAACATCTTGTCTAGCGTAGTGTAAATACAAAGCCTTATCTTCCCACCAAGATTCATTATGACCTTTCTCTAATTGAATTTTCTGTTCACCTAATATTTCATAGGCTACATCATCTAGTTTGTAGGAAGGTAGTTTTCCGTTCTTTAACTCCCATAGTTTAGATACTGCAAGCATCAAGTCTATACAGTTCCTACCTACTATCGGTTGCGCCCAATCACCGAACTCATATCTAACCTTTCTCATAGGAGAAAGAGTTAACTCTGATAGGCCACAAGCCCTACATCTTTCCATTATCTGTTTTATATCAGCACCTACAACATACCAACCCGCTATAATATCGGGGTCTTGTCTTTTCATGTGCCGCAAAAAGTGAATGAGCATATCTCTTTCAGTAGCAAACCCCATAGCAGGTGTTTCATATTTGTATTCACCGTATTCTTTGTAAGCCTTACCCTGTCCGTCTTTAAGACCCTGCTCCGCAAGCGTCGGTTCTACAAACCATACATATTCTTTTTCGGTAAAACTATCGTAAACCACCATCACTCTCATATTGCCTGTGGTCGGAGACCACTCACAATCCATATACCATGTCCTATGATTATAGTTCTGTATCGGTTCATTACCATCGTTGATGTAATCACCTAACACCCTATTTGCGTAAGGTATATTCGCTTCCCATGTAGTGCCGTAATAAGATAATTGCTTAACATCATAGGGTGTAGCACAAATTATTTTCGTCAAATCTTCTCCGTATAATCCTTTGTAACCTTTTTCCTTTTTAACTGCTTCATCTATATACTCTGCATCTACATCTGAAACAAAAGCATAAGGCCAATATCCGGTGATAGTCTTTTCATATCTAGCGCCGTTTTTTTCTCGGCCTCTGATTATAATATCTCTACCTCTACCTCTCTCGATTATCATGCGACTACCCTATCTATTATCATGTGATTACAATTCTCACACTCATAAATATCGCCTTCACCTTCTACACTATCATAGAATAACCAAGAAAAAGTAGCGTTACATTTCTCGCAAACCATCATCGGGTGTTTTCTCTTTACCATAATCTATCTCTCCAACAACCACAGTTTCTATCATTATATGCACCACAGTGCAAACACTTCTGTCCCATATTATGAACTCCTGTGATTACGCTTATAAAGATTTCCTTTGACCTCTTGCTCTAGTAGTAATTTCGTGTTTGTTTAACCACGCATTGATAGCCATAGCAGTTACACCGCACATAGCACCTATCTCTGCCATAGTCTTACCATTGGCAACGTATTCATTACGCAACCATGCTTCTTCTCTATGAAGCCCTTTGTTAGACGAAGGATAAAATGCAACACTTACGTTGTATTCTTCTCCATCAATCTCAATCACTTTGCTGTTTTCACCTAATTCTATATCTGTCAATGTTATATTTACCATATTATCACACTCCAATGTTACTCATTTGGAATATGAAATCGCCATCGCCTAGCGTAATCAACATAGGATAACCCATGTTTACTTCTGTGAAATCCCACAAAGCAATACTCACTTCGCTGTTAAGATTTTGGAATATGTATTCTAAGCCACCGTTGTATGTGGCTGTTATCGGGTCTGCTTCACAAGCGTCTACATCTATCATCGTAGTAGTTTTACCCTTAAGTTCTTTACCCACGCCTATTGATAATTTACCTTCTTCATAGGAAACACTATATTGGTTAAACTTCTGACCGTTCATAGAATCACATCTAAGCGCTTCATACATAGTAGTGCTATCAAGTCCCTCTAACAGAACTAAAGGTTCTATTATAGAACCGTCATTCTTAGTATAGGTTTTACTTTCCGCGTCTATCTTTTTTACTATATCGTTAGACTTACTGTGCCATTGACCGATAGTTTCGGGTGTATGTGGGAAAGCCCTAGCATCCGTGTTACCCGTAATAGTAGTCTGTTTACTACCACTTTTAATAGTAATTTTATCCCCTTTATTAATCACGGTTAGAACACCACCATGATACTTGAGAACACCTAACAGATTATCTATATCAGTGATAGCGATACCTAAACCATTAGAGTTTACTGTTGTGCATGGTATTGATAAGTTTATCAAGGATGTAACACCATCCTTTACTAAAGAACGACAATACAATCTATGTTTTTCCGGTATTAGTAAAACCGAATGTATCTGTGAGATACTTTTACCGTCAATTGTTTGCTTTCTTTGTGCTAGTTTTAACAACCATATTAAAGAATTGCATTCGACTGTTATAGAAGGTGGCATATAATCACTCCGTCATAAATGGTAGACCATACCACTCTACTTTACCCGCCTTTATGCGTAATACATCGTGCGTCGTGCCAACCTTTTCTATGTTACTACCTTTCATTTCTTCAATAGTAGCCCGTATAACCCATTCGTTATCAGCAAGGCTTCTGTCTCCTTCAACACCTGCGGCGGGGTCTGCTTTCTTCATAAATCTACTCAAGAATACTTGCTGTGAGAACTTTCTCATTGTGCCTTTCTCCCATTCCGGCCTAAAGCCAACGGTCATCAAAACCTTTTTACCTGTTCCGTCATCCATATACTGTGATACAGCCTTTAGATGGAATGTGAAATACACCTTAGCCACATTTAAACTATGAAGCCTAGATAGAGTATTTCTATATAGACGGTTACGCTCTCTCCATTCTTTCTGATTGAATGTGCCATCCTCTGTTTCGATAATTCCCCTGTCTAATAATGAAGCACGCATAGCGTGTTCACACCATTTCAAGAATGTCGAACCGCCATCAAATATAATACCACCTATACTATCCGGTGCATCTTTTACTATATTAGCAAGAATGTTCACGTAGTATGACGTTTTATCTAGCAACGCTTTGTAATCGACATTATTCTCATCATCAAAGATAGAGTCATCTGTTTCATCGTGCAACGGTAGAACGATGATGTTATCTTGGTTCGGGTAGATATAATCTACTGTGGATTTTGCGGAGTTATCTACATCAAAAATGTATACCTTTTTACCTTCTTTAATCTCACTGTCAAGTAATGACAGTGCCAAACCCGTCTTAGCAGTATTCTCATGTCCTATAAAGGCCGCCCTATGTGTAACTGTTTTCATCGTGTTGTTTTCAAACAACCCTCTGTAATATGCTTCATCGAACCTTGTTGTAGGTTCTGTTGTTTTACTTTTAATCTCTGTCTTGGTCGGTGTTTTATCTCCCCAT